TATTTGCTGCTTATTCAGTTATTGCAAACGATTCAGTACAAACATTAGGTACATTTATTGCATCTAATAATGAAAGATTTCATTGGAAGACATTATGGTTAGCTGCATCAGGTGTTCTATTATGGACATTGTGGTATGGTTGGGTAACTAACTATGGTGATATATCATATGGAAGATTAAATAAAATACCTTATGTAGATATACAATGGTATCATGCTATGGCACCAGCTATACTAATATTATTAACACGGATAGGTGTTCCTGTTAGTACATCATTCTTAGTACTATCAGCCTTTGCAAGTACATTTGTTTTAGAAAAAATGTTAATGAAATCTATGATGGGATATGCATTAGCTGGAATGGCTGCATATTGTATTTGGTTTGGTATAACAAAAATATTAGATGAATCTAAACACCCAGAAGAACATCATAAGAAATATTGGCGAGTAGCTCAATGGTTTACTACAGGGTTCTTATGGATGACTTGGTTGAGTCATGATATGGCAAACATAGCTGTGTTCTTACCAAGACAAGTTCCATTTGATTGGATGATGATTATATCTTTAATCTTTGTATGTGGTTTAGCATATATGTTTAAAGAACGTGGTGGTAGGATCCAAAAGATAGTATTAGAAAAACATCATACAAAGTATGTAAGAAGTGCTTGTTTAATTGACTTAGTTTATTGGTTAGTATTATTTTTCTTTAAAGAACTAAACGATATACCAATGTCAACTACTTGGGTGTTTGTTGGATTATTAACAGGAAGAGAATTAGCTATTGCAACATTTACAGCTAGAACAAAATTTAAAGGAGTGTTTCCTTTTATTGCAAAAGACTTTTTTAAAATGATGATTGGTTTAGGTGTATCAGTAGGAATAGTTTTAGCTATACATTATGTAATAGTTCCTAATGGATACTAAATAAATAAAAACGAGGTGAAAAATGAATAATGAAGTTGAAGCCTATGTGGGCGAGTTGCAGGAGTTAAGAGCTTTAGTTAAGAAACAGAAAAGGATTATTAACGAGCTTCAAACTGCTGTAAATGAAAATAAAAGACTGTTGACTGAAACAGCTAAATAAGATATACTAAGTTTTTATATTATGCATTTTGTGGACAATAATAATACATTGCAATACAAGGAGATACAATGTCACAATCATTTGCTGAGCTTAAGCGCTCAGGTAAAACAAGTCTTGATGCACTTCTGCAAGAGACAAATAAATTAACAAATAACGAAGGTAATAAAGGCGGAGCTGATACAAGGTTTTGGCAACCAGAAGTTGACAAAGCTGGAAACGGTTATGCTATTGTAAGATTCTTACCAGCACCACAAGGAGAAGATATTCCTTGGGTTAGATTATTCAATCATGGATTTCAAGGTCCAGGTGGATGGTATATTGAGAACTCTTTAACAACATTAAATAAAAAGGATCCTGTATCTGAATATAATAGTACATTATGGAATAGAGGTGATGATGCTGGTAAAGAACAAGCTCGTAAACAAAAGAGAAGATTACTTTATATTGCTAATGTTTATATTGTTAAGGATCAACTACATCCTGAAAATGAAGGTCAAGTTAAGTTATATAGATTTGGTAAAAAGATCTTTGATAAACTTAATGAAGCTATGAATCCTCAGTTTGAAGATGAGAAACCTTTGAACCCATTTGATTTATGGGAAGGTGCTAACTTTATGTTAAAGATTCGTAATCTTGATGGTTATAGAAACTATGACAAGAGTGAGTTTGGTGAACCAGGTCCATTACTTGATGATGATAGTAAAATGGAAGGTATATGGAATAGTGAATATAAATTAAATGAATTTATTGATCCATCTAAGTTTAAGACGTATGACGAACTTAAACAAAAGCTAGATAAGGTGTTAGCTTTATCCGGGGGCAGCCAGCCTTCTTCTACAGCTGAACAAACTCAATTAGAAACAGCTCCAGCACCAAGTGCTGGTAAATCATCTCCTCCACCTAAAGCGGATGATGATGATAACTTAGACTTCTTTCAGAAGTTAGCTGATGAGGATTAAAGCTCAGCTTGAGCAGATTGTAGTCTGAATGATGAAGGATCTTGGTTGTGCATTGAGAAATCTCCTCCACCACCGGATCCTCCATTTACATTGGTAATATTAGTAGTGCTGTTATTATCACCACCTTTATTAATTGTTGGAGCAACTACTGGAGCCATGTTTTGAGCTCCTTCTTGGTTGAGTAAATCACCTAATTTTTTTTCTGGAATTACAACATCACCTTTAGCAGATACGGTTGCAACTTTACCATCAACTATTTCCTTTTCAACTGCAAGTTCTCCAGTAGGAGGTAATACACCCTGTTTAATAAGTTCTTTTACTTGTTCTGCAGATGTTTCACCTGGGATACTTCTATCAGTTGCAACAACTGCTTTTTCAGTCTCTGTTAATCCTGCAGCCTCAAGTTTTTCAGCTTGTATTTCTTTAACTCTATTCATAACTTGTGCTTGTTGTTCTGGAGTTAAATCTTCAAAACTTTTGTTAAATTTTGTTTGAACACCTCCTACTTTCTTTTCAAAAGAACGATCACCGCTTGCTTGTCCTTCTTCAGCAAGTTGATCAATTACATCTTTTTGTATACTTTTCGTTCCACTTTCACCAAGTATAGCTTCTCTTTTTTGTTCAGTAGTACCTAGTCCAAATTTATCAGCTAGAAAGTCTCCTCCTGGTAAAGATCTTATGGCTGAATTTATTATTTCAGGTAAGTTTTCAAAAAAATTAACTATGCCTCCAAAAGCATTTTTAATTAATTCTTTAAAACTAAAATCTTTCAAAGCTTCAGCTGCATTTTCAAAACCAAGTTTTTCTAATACAAAAGCAGCTATATCTTTTATTAAGTCTAATACTGTTCCAAACAAACCTCCAAGTACATTTCCTATTGCAGTAAGTATACCATCTATAAAACCACGATCTTTATATCCTTCCATAAATCCTTTGACAGCATCTACTATCCCAAATAAAACTGTGAGAGGTAATGCTATAAATCTTAAAGCTACTCTCAATACTTTAGAAAGTATAGGAAACTTACCAAAAAACTCTTTTATTCTTGTAAAAAATTTTCTGATAGGCGAATCTTTTCCTATTAATCTTGATCCAAAACCTCTTAAAGTTTTACCTAAATTTACAAAGCCTAAAGTAAAAATTCTTAATGATTTATTTAATACTCTAAGTATAGCAGGAAGTTTAACTGATCGAATTATTCCTTGAACAGTATCTTGAAAGTACAACCCAAGTCCTAACAAAGCAGCTTTTAAAAGACCACCTAAACCACCACCATCAATTTTAGAAAAATCAAACTCATCTTCTTCAGGTAAACCAGCAGCGCTAGTACTAGCTGATCTAGCTCCTTCTGCAGCAGCCTCAGCTGATCGTGCTTCATTTCCTTCTATCTGACCTTTTACAATATTAAGATGTTCAACATTTACATCAAGTATTCCTTGAAGTAATCCAACCATTTGTTGTAAAGAATTTTGTAATGGAGAAATAGCATTTATAAAAGCATCTGTTAATGCTTTCATTAAAATAGATCCTTTATCTTCTCCACTTAAAGTGTTTAATCCAACTGGTGGACCTGAAGTTTGAACTTGTAACTCTCCTATACTCATTTTTTATCAAACTTTTTACTTGATCCAGTATACAATCCAAACCATGCAGCACCTGCACCTACAACAATACTTACTAGCCCAGCTTGTTGAGTATTTGGATCACTCAAACCCATAAACCAATGTACTACTTCATATAATAATACAATGTATACTGTTATGAATATTCTGGGGAAGATTCTCCAAGAATCAACCGCTTTTGCTAAATCTATTAACCAATCAAATTTATTTTTATCCATGCTTCCTCATTTGACTTTTGGCATTTTGTTGCCTTATTTTTTCATTTTCTTTTTCAATATGTTCTGCTAATAATGAAATATAAATGTCTCTTTCAAAGCGAATCATATTTTCAAGCTCTTCTAATGAATATTTATGGTGTTGCATCAGTGCAAAGTTAGTTGTATAATAGTTTTTTAGCGTGTCATGGGACATGCTTATAAAAAAAAATCCATCAACCCTGTTAATGTATATTCAACTTCTTTACCACACTTGGCACATTTATATTTGACCTTGTGTTCGAGTTTGGGAAAAGTATTAAAGAATCCAATTATTTGTTTGAATTGTTTTTGATCTAACTTACCTATAAACTCTTTTAATTCATTAGGTGTAAAGTCATTATAAACTTTATCACTATCAAATACATTCTTAACACATTTTTCAATAATTGCAAATGTTTGTTCAGTTGTTACATCTTCTAAATTATTTCCAACTTCAGATAATGAAGGATACTTCATAGTAATACCAATATTACTATCTAAATTTATTACTGTATTATGATCTTTATGTCTAGTTACTTGAACATCTTCAACATTAACTTGTATATCAGTCTCACCCTTACATTCTGAATCTTGAATATGCCTCATTCTTACTTCAATAACTTCACCAACACTCTTCGCTCTCAATTGTAAAAATAACCACTCAATATCAAACAATGGTAAATTTAAAACATTAACTCCAGATGTAATTATACAGTTTTGAAGTATGTTAACAACTGTAGCTAATATTTCTTTTTGATCTTTTCCTTCTCCAGCCATAAGAAGTACTTTTTCTTCTTTAACTAAAAAAGGTCTAAATTTAATTGTCTGATTATTTGAAGGTAACTTGGTTTCAAATTCAGGTGTTACTATATTCGGTAAAGCCATAATAAAATCCTACTATTATATATATGTTTAAACTGTAAAAACGTCAACCCTGTTTCTGTTAATAGCATCTCTGGTAATTTTAGATCTACTAACTGCTCCACCACCACCTGCTAAATTACCACCAACTTTAAATATATTTAAAGCAGCTGTAGTAGCTCCAGTTAAAAATGCTTGTTGTCTTTGTGTTAAACCAGATCTTGCTGCTACTTGACCAGCTAATACAGCGGCTCCTTGCTCTATACCAGTTCTAGCAGTTGATCTTCCAAATCTTCTTCTTCCATCAGTAGCAAATCTTTTATCAACTTCATAATGGATTTTATCTTTATAATATTTGTAATCAAACACAATATTTAATCTTTGTATTTCTTGAGAACCCCAATCTGCTTGCATATCTTGTATAGTTCTAGGATAACATTCAATTAATTCTTGCGAATATATTGGATTTAATCCAGTTGCATCTCCACCAGATCCACTTGTTTCAGATCTAGGTAGTTCTTCAAATTGCATGATAGTGCAGCTAGTAGTATAATTAGAAAGATAATTTAAATCCTTAGTATGTTGAGCACTGTCAAAATCATCTCCTTGAGTTCTATGATGACCAACTATAAGATCTTGCCATAATTCAAAAAATACTTTTTCTTGCAAGTTTTTAGAAAGTATAATAGAAGCATCTACTGGTTGGTAAACAACATTAGTAGGATACTCTCTAAGTAGTCCATAGTTGCCTTCTTTATATGGAGAACTAATTACAATTCTACCAGGCATACTAACTCTATCACATCTAAATGCTATATGAGTAGTACCATATGTCTCCCAAGTAGTTCCAAGTTTTTGAACTTCATTAAGAAATGTTTGTCCAATTAAATTGTTCTCAAGACCAGGTTTATTTTGAACTGATGGGACATTAATTATAAACATAAAATGTGAAGCCTTGGCTACACCAGTTCTTCCAATCGAAGCTGCAAAGTTTTCTATATTAAACACCGATCTGTTTCCTACTCTCTCTAAACACTTTTTGTTTAGTTGCCTTTCTAAATCTTTCTGTTGGTAAGAATAAAGCTAAGTCCCAAGCATTAGCATTAATCTTAACAAGTCTACCTCTTACATTAGTCATTAAATAACTCTTAACACATGGTTTGAAAAATCTAAACTTGCTAGCCCTATTTAGTAGTTTAAAACCAGCTTTTACTCTAGTCTCTTCATCATAATTACGATCAGTAGTTACAGTATATAATGCATCCATCAATCTAGCTCTTAATCTTGGATGAAGATAATGTAAATTAATTCCATAAAACTTACCACCTCTAGTAGCTCTTTTTCTATTAAATACATCCTGTAATGGAAAGATTAATGGAAAGGTATCATAATATGGTAACTTATCTTTTGTCTTGGGATTATAAAAAAAATGATACATAAAACCTATTTGAGGAAATCTTGTAAATTGAGCTTTTGGAGCAGTTGAAAATATTTTTTGAGGAGTAACAGATCTTTTATTTTTAGCAAGATCCCTAAACCAATTTCTTGAAGTTCTGGTTAAAGCAGGAACCTTTCCAGCCTTGACACCTTCCTCGAGCATTTGATTAAATATATAAGCTACCAACTTTTAATTCCTAATTCTTTTTCTGTGATTAAAATAAATCGCCAATCTCTATCTTCACAATATTGTTTAGCAAACTTCCATTTATAAGTATTTATTGCATAAGTTTTAACTTCATTGATATACTTTCTAGTCTTTCTTGTTTGTACTTTTGGTTCTTGTGTTTGATTAAATGGTTTAACCTCTATAATAGATACTTCTTCTTTACCATCTTTTGTTTTACTCCATATCTTAAAATCTGGATAATATCTATGATACTTACCAGTGATTGGATGTTTATATGGTATAAACAACTCTTCACTTTGCCATTGATATATCTCTGTTTTATTATCAAAGTATATCATACACTGTTTTTCCCACGAACTACGATAAATAATATTAGTAGGATCGCCCTTATACTTAGATGGGTTCTTAGGTTTAAAGAAACCTTTGTAGCTTTTGAAGGTCATACTTGTAATTATACAACAAAGGATAAAAAAGTCAATGGTAGCGTTTCCAAAATTTCCTGATTTCAACTTTAATGGATCCAATCCAATAGTTGAAGAGGTTCAAAATGTAAGAGGTAAATTAGCTGCCTCAGGATATCTTGATATGTCAATACAAGATGTTGCTTCAACTGTAGGAGCTAGAATTGGTATTGATTTAAATAATTTAGATATATCTGGTCCTTTAAAGGAATTACAGCAAGCAGCTGGTCTTAAAAATCTTTCTTTTCCAGAAAAGATTGAGAATATTGGAAATTATATGAATATAGATATATTTAAAGAAAGAATATTTGAAGCTGCTTTAGGTGTACAAAGAAAAAAGAATAGAGAAAAATTATTAACTATAAAACTTCCACTACCTTCATCTTTACAAACAGCTTATGCTCAAGGTTATAAACAAGAAGGACTTGGACCAATTGGAGCTGCTGCAGCAACTGAAGTGTCTGGTCTTGCTAAAGATATAGCAGCGGGAAATGTTCCAAATAAAGATCAGTTAGTAGATTCATTAAAAAAAGTATCAGACAGAGTTGGTGTAGAAGGTCTTGCTTCACTTGGCTTAGGAGCTGCTGATGATATTATTGGGTTAGCTGGAGCAAAGATAGGTGGAATAGCTGGTGCAGTAGTTGGAGATAGTTTAGGTAAAGTAGTTCAAGGAGCAGCTGCATCTGCTGGTTTAGCTAGAAACCCACATATGGCTGTTTTATACGAGGCTCCAAACTTTAGAAGTTTTCAATTCTCATTTGATTTAAAACCTAAAAATCTAAGAGAAAGTTTAATTATAAATGAGATCATACATAAATTAAAGTTTCATTCTCATCCTTCAAAAACTGAAAAAGAACATTTCTTTAATTATCCAGAACAAATGGGTATAAGATTTCAAAAAGATGGATATTTATTTAGAACAAGAAGTTTAGTATTAACAAATATGAATGTTGAATATCATGGAGAAGGAACACCATTATATTATGATGCAGGAGGAACTGGTAATTCACAAAAAGCACCAGCTGCTGTTAGATTAGATCTTACATTTACAGAAACTAAAATACTTACTAAGAGCGATATACAGGATGGTATGTAATGCCTTATTTGTTTAGATCCTTTCCAAAAGTTAACTACAGTCTTAAAAAAAATAAAAACTTTGAACTGTTGACTAATATTACATTAAGGTTTAAAGTAAGAGATATAATTAAAAATAGAACTGCTATCTACTTTGATTATGTTGTTAAGGATAGTGATAGACCAGATATAATAGCTTCAAAATATTATGATGATCCAACTCTCGACTGGATTATCTTTTTAGTAAATGATATAGTTGATCCATATTATGATTGGCCTTTAAGTGATGAAAGTTTTGATAGTTATATGAGAACATTATATGGAAGCACTGCTGAAGCTAAATCAACTGTATTTGAATATAGAAAGATTATTAATAATCAATCAGTAAGATTTGATGGTAAGATTATTCCTAAGAGAACAGTTGTTGTTGATTTAAATACTTACAACAGTTTACCAGCTACTGATAGAGAACAGATAAGTGCATATGATTATTATTTTGAACAAAATGTTGAAAAAAGAAAAATAAAAATTTTAGATAAACAATTTGTTTCTTCATTAGTAAGAGAAGTTGATCTTATTTTTAGTGATTTAAATTAAAATGGCAGAACCCGAATCAACAAAAAACCCACAACAAATAATTGATTACCAAGTTTTTTTTAGAAACTTTTCTGGTGAGATTACACCTATAACTCCATTAGTAAGCGCTATGAATATATATGAAAGTATATTCACATTGACATCAAGCTGTGATATAGTTATAGCAGATGCAGTTGGTTTTACACAAAGGGTACCACTAGTTGGTGATGAACATTTAATTATTTCTTACAGATCAAATACTTCCGACATAATAATTTCAAGATCATTTAAATTATACAAAATAGGAAAAAGAGTAGAAGGAGCTCAAAGACAAGAGAACTACATTATTCATGGTATAAGTGAATATTCTATTTTTAATGAAATGAGAAGTATAGACAAAAGTTTTAGTGGTAGAAAAACATCAGATGCTGTACAAGATGCGTTTGCTAATGGTTTTAGAGCTACAGGTGGAGCAGATGGTGCTTCTATACTTGGAGCAAAAATCTTATATGGTTTGAATAAAGATAGTATAGTTGAATCTGAATCTACAACAAGTTTTATTCCTCCTGGAATTAGTCCTTTTGAATGTATATCATATTTGATGGATGAATGTAGACATCCTGATACAAATAATAATTCAGACTATGTTTTTTTTGAAGACTATAATGGTTTTCATTTTACTACTATGAAAGAGCTTAAGGATCAAGAAACTAGTCAAAAATTCTTACTTGGTGATCAAGCATTTGTTAAAGATCAAGCTGAGTTTGGAGAGTCACAAATTATTACTACTCTTAAAGCAAAAAAAACGTTTGATAGAATTCAAGATTTAGGAACTGGTCTATTTAGAAATAGAGTAGCTGTTGTCGATCCATTAACAAAAAAATTTGATTCAAGAACATTTATATATTATAATGAGTTTGGACTTCTAAATAAAATTCATGAGTTTGGTGCAAGAGTAATAGCTAGAAATAGTCAATACAGATTTGTTGATAGCTCAACTCATACAAGATATTTTGCTGCTGAATTAAATACAACAAGTTTAAACACAACAGTACCACCTGCATTTTCTCCAAGACCAGGCGAAAGACAATCTGGAATATTACATGGTGATGTAAGTAGTTATATGGATCATGCATATATTAATGAAGTTGATAAACAAACTTTATTGGATAAGGATCCTTTAGTAAGTAACCCACAAATTAAACAAAGAAAACTTGGTAGAAGAATAGCAGAGAGAGCAACTATGGATGCAATAATATTAGATGCTCTTATTCCTGGTAATAGTGTAATTAAACCTGGTGATATGGTTGAGATTTATGTTCCTCAAACAACTTCTACAGAAAGTGAAAAATTTAACTTTAATTTATTTTATGGTAAAAGTGAAGAAGATAAAAGATTTACACCAAGATTTTTAGTTACATCAGTAAGACAAAATTATGATAATGAAACACAAAACTATACAACAGGACTTGAATTAATGAAGGACTCATATGCTCAAGAAGTTGAACAAGTCTTTGAAAGAAGTAGAGGAGATATGCAATAATGTCAAATACAACTTTTAATAAAGAATATCTTGGTTTTAATGGATTTATATGGTGGATGGGAGTTGTAGAAGACATCAATGATCCACTTAAAACTGGTAGAGTAAAAGTTAGATGTTTAGAATGGCATACCGAGGATAAGAATGAAGTTCCTACAGATCATTTACCATGGGCTCAAGTTATGATGCCAGTAAACAGTTCAAGTAATTCAGGTGTTGGACAATCACCTACTGGTATTCAAAATGGTAGTTGGGTAGTTGGATTTTTCTTAGATGGTAGACATGGACAACGCCCAATGGTTATGGGAACAATTCCAGGTATACCAATGACAGATGCAAATCCAAAACTTGGTTTTAACGATCCAGATGGAAAATATCCAACACTTCCAAAACAACCAGATACAAACAGGTTAGCTAGAAATGATGAAAAGTATCAACATCCAAATATACAAACTAAAAATGATTCTAAAAAAACTGATGTTTTGATAGCTAATAAATCAACTTCATGGGACGAACCTTCTTCTGCATATTCTGCTGAATATCCTCAAAATGATGTTTATGAAGGATCAGGTGGTGTGATAAGAGAATATGATAATACACCAGGAAACGAAAGAATACATCATTATCATCCATCAGGAAGTTTTGCAGAATATAATGCATTAGGTAATCATCATCAAAGAGTAGCTAACAATAATTTTACTATCGTGGCTGGTAAAGATTTTGTTTATATTAAAGGAGATGCCAACTTAACTGTAGATGGTAACTGTCATACTTATATTAAAGGTAACTGGGATGTATTTGTTGGAGGTTATAAGAAAGAAGTTATTGGAGGAAATTTAACTCAAATGATTGGTCAAGACTTAGAACTAACAACTGGTGGTGATATTAATATGAAGGCTGGTGGTAATATGGATTTATTAGGTGCAAGAATTGATCTAAACAAAGGAGCTGGTGGATTATTTGGAGGTTTATTAGGTAGTGTAGCTGGTTTTGTTGCAGGTGGTATTCTTAGCGATCTAGCTGGAAGTTTAATGGAGGAGATTGGTAATATAGGTGAAGTTATTAGTGTTGATGCTATAAGCGAAATAGGTCCACTTGGAACTGGTTATTTACCTGGAGGTCCAAAATTTATGGGAATTACTGATTCATTAAGGTCTACTGTATCATCTGGATTTGATGTTGGTGGTGCTTTTGGTGATGCTTTTTCTAGTGCTGCTTCATCTGTTTTTGAATCAGTTCCATCTGTTTCTCTTAGTAGCTTGTCAGATGTAGGACTTTCAACTGTATCAAGAGGATTAGATATAACTAATGTTGTTAAATCTAGTATAAAACCTATTATCAGTTTTGCTAGTAGTAATTTGGATCCAAGTAGTTTTCTTGGAAATGTTGGTACTCAAATTGCAAGTCAAGTAACAGGTGGTTTAGGAGATCTTAGTAAATCATTTGATAATATTGGTGATTTTCAAAAAACATTAACAAGTAATATTAATATTCAAAAAGTATTAGGTAGTGCTGGAGCTGATGTAGTAAGTAAAGCAGTGGGTAATATGTTTGATCCTGCTAATGATTTAAATGGTTTTAAAGAAGATATATTTGCTGGAAATACATTAGGTGATGTAAAACAAAAACTATTTGCTGATTCTGAGTTAGTTCCAGCTAATTTAATTAACAAACAATTTGATGTAAATGTACAAGAATTATTTAATGCAAAATCATTAATTAAATCTGTTGCTCAACCTGATTTTGCTAATTTAGAATTAACTGATAAGATTTCAAGTGCATTAGAATTAGAAAATATTGTAGAAAATACATTAGGAAAACAAGAAAGTTTTGTAGAAAATTTTTCCAGTAAACAATTATTATCAACTGATGGATTAAAACAACAAGCATTGTTTGATTTAGAGAATAGAGTATTTAATAGTATAAGAAGTGTAGATACGCCTAATTTAATTAAAGGTGTTACAGATTCAGCTGGGAATTTAGATATTTTAAAAGAAGCAACAGAAAGAGTTTCCCCAATAGATACAGCAGATGGATTATTTGCTAATCGTAATGGACAAACTGTACAAGTATTTAGAACAGGATTAGAAACTAGTGATGGCACTCCTATAACTCCTAGTAACATTAGAGAAGGAATTGCAAACTTCTTAGAGATAGCTAGAGCAGCAGATAAAAATGGAGCTTAAATGTCTTTCGTTGAAGGTAAAGGTACATACAAAATTTTAATTGGTAGTAAAATACAAGTTTATAATAATTGGAAAGATATACCACCAGAATTTGATAATATGATTTTATTCCAACCAGATTGGCAGGAAGGACCACATACTGAAGAACAACACAAATATTATGATTCGTTTAATTTAGTTTTTCAAGAACTACTAAAAAGAGAGAAAAAATAATGCCTGATATCAGTATTTCACCAGATAAATTGCCTGATGCTCGTCCAGATGTTACTTTTTCACAAATAATAACTGCTTCTGGATCTAATTCATCTATTACTATTTCTAATACAACTATTGAAGTTATATCTGCTAATACTAGATCTATATTTTTAGCAAACAGTGGTTTTTTAAGTGTTTCTAATACAGTTTTATCAAATACACAATGTCAAGCAAATGGTGTATATGTTACACCTTTTATAGATACATTTCAATTTGTAACTATAGGAAGAAGTACCAATTATGAAAGTGCTAAATCAGTTGTAGGTACTACATTTTTACCACGTGACCAAGACTTTTTTGATTTGGATCAAGATTTGAGAGAAAAAATAACTAAACAATATAGAGTAACAGTAAATTATACAAATTCAAAACCAGATGGTAATACAAGTAATTCATACGCTAATAGTTTTATATTTGTTGTAGAGCAAGATGTAATTAATGATTTTGATAGAATGAGAGTATTCGTTCAACAATATTATGAAAATAGACCATTTTTTAGTAACACAGCATAGGAGAAAAAAAATGCCAGCAATATCAAGAATAGGAGATTTAGATGTACCACACTGTAGTGGTATGGTGAGAGCAACAGGCTCTTCAGATGTTTTTGTAAATACAAGACCAGCAGTAAGACAAGGCGATATAAACACCGTCCATTTATTTCCTAAAGGAGATTTGTGTCCAGCACATGTAGGTCCTGTTAAATCAGGTTCAAGTTCAGTTTTTATTAATGGATTAGGAGCTGGAAGAGTTGGAGATGGGTTGATAAAATGTACATCTATTGCTCAAGGTAGTGAAAACGTTTTTGCGGGATAATAACATAAATAACAGAAAGGAAAAAAAAATGATAAAAGGATTTATATTAGGATTATTAGCACTTGTATTATCAAGTTGCTCATCATTAATGTCTAATGACGAATACAAAGACTTACCTAATCATGATCATATTGAATGTATAGGTAAATGTGATATTAAATTAAAATAAGGATTGAAAATGGATATACATGAAACTTTGACAAGTCTTTTCAACACTTATGCTAATGAAAATGAAAAAGCTGTTGCTGGTAATAAAAGTGCTGGCACAAGGGCTAGAAAAGCATTAAGTGAAATATCTAAATTGTGTAAGGAAAGACGTAAAGAGCTACAAGAATTAAAAAATAGCTAATAAATAGATAAGAGGACAAAATGCCAGTACCAAAGAGTTTAGTATATAAAGACTTTGATATAATTTTCGATAGACACCCAGTGACTAGAAAATTAAATACTCTTACTAACAATGATGCAGTTAAAAGGTCCTTAAAAAATATTATACTTACTAACAAATTTGAAAGAGCATACAGTCCAAATTTTGGTAGTGATATCAAATCAAGATTGTTTGAACAGTTTGATACAAATATTGCTGATGATATAGCAAATGATATAGAGTTTGCAGTAGCTAATCATGAGCCTAGGGTTCAATTAATAGATGTGTTAGTGAGAGAAGTACCAGATCAACATGGTATTGAAATAACAATTAAATTTAGAGCAAGAAATCAAGTTGACGTTGATCAGCTTGATTTATTTGTAGAAAGAGTAAGATAATGGCTGTTGCAAATAGTGTTTTAAGAGCTACAGAATTAAATTTTAACACAATTAAAAGTAACTTAATTACTTTTATGAAAGCTAAGCCTGAGTTTACAGATTATGATTTTGAAGGTAGTGGTTTAAATCATTTAGTAGACCTTCTTGCTTACAATACATATTACAATGCTGTCTATACTAATATGACAACTAATGAAATGTTTTTAGACAGTGCACAATTAAGAAACAACGTTGTAGCAAGAGCTAAAATGTTAGGATATACTCCAACATCTGCAAAAGGAGCTGAAGCTACATTAGATATAACTATAACTCCATCTACTAATGTTGCAAGTGTTACTATTGCATCTAATACTTTATTTACTTCGTCTTTGGATGGTATCGAATACAAATTTACAACTGATAGAGCATACACACTTCTTCAATCAGAAGGATATCAAGCAAATACTATTTTAATTAAAGAAGGTGAACCAGTACAAGAAAGAATTACGGTTGATACTACAACAAATCAAAGATATATTTTAGGAAATGATAATATTGATACTAGAAGTTTGAAAGTAAGTATACAAACAAGTAGTTCAAATTCATCACTAAGAACTTTTTCACAAGCAAGTGATTTAACAGATGTTTCAGCAACAAGTACTGTTTACTTTATACAAGAAAATGAAGATGGAAAATATGAATTACTTTTTGGAGATGATGTACTTGGAAAACAATTAGATAACGGAAATATAGTTATAGTAAATTATAGAGTAGTAAACGGATCAATAACAAATGGAGCTAACAATTTTGTATCTCCACCTACTTTAGGAGGACAATCCAATTTTACTGTAACTGTTGCTACAGCAGCTAGACAAGGATCTAATGCTGAAAGTATTGATAATATTAAATTTAATGCTCCAAAGAATTTCCAAAGACAAGGTAGAGCTGTAGTTAGAAATGACTATTCAAGATTATTATTAGCTGAAGCACCAGATTTACAAGCTGTAAATGTTTGGGGTGGTGAAGAAAATAATCCTCCAATATATGGTAAAGTTTATATTGCAGCAAAACCAAATGAAGGTAATTTATTATCTGATCAAAGAAAAAGTGAACTTAAAGATATTTTAAGAACTAGAAATATGGTTTCAGTTGAACCAGAATTTGTTGATGCTTCATTTTTATATGTTATACCAAATGTATCTGTTAATTATAATGTAGCAGCAACTAATCTAGATGCTGGAGCTATAAACACTAAAGTACAAAATGCAATCACTAATTTTGAAACTAAAGAACTAAGTTTATTTGATAAAGGGTTTAGAGAAAGTGTATTTGTTAAAGCTGTATCTGAAGCAGATGTAAGTATAGTTAGTTCTAGATCAACATATACTATGATGAAAAGATTTACTCCTAATACCGGAACAGCAACAACATATAACTTTGCTTTTAATAATGCAATACATCATCCACATGCTGGTCATTTAAATGCAGTAAACAGTACAGGATTTACATTTAATAATCAAACAACATTTATAGATGATAATGGATTTGGTGTATTAAGGCTTTACTATCTTGGAGACAATAATATTAGACAATATGTAAGTAATGATGCTGGAACAGTAAATTATGCAACAGGATTAATTACATTAAACAATGTTAACATAACAAGCACATCAAGCATAGAATTAACTGCAAAGCCTGATATTAATGATATTAATACAGTTAGAAATAATATTATTTTATTATCTGGTACCAGTGTTACTGTAATTAATAACGAAACTGGAGCAGTAGAAAGTAGAGTTACAACTGCAACTACATCAGGATCTACAACAACTATTACTACTGCCTTTACTGGAACAACTTCAACAGGAACAACTTCAGGTGTATCAGGAACATATTACTAATGTCTTCTATCTCAAAAAAAGTCTCACCTTTAGTAAAGACTCAACTACCTGATTTTATCAGAGAGGATGCTCCTCTTTTCCAAAAATTTATTGAAGGTTATTACGAGTTTTTAGAACAAGGTAATAATGTAATTGAAGTTACAAGAAGTCTTGAAAGCTATCAAGATATTGATACTTCAGTTGAAAAATATATTGAATATATTAAAAGAGAACTATTACCATCTTTTCCAAAAACATTAACAGCAGATCAAAAAATATTAGTTAAGAGAGCTAAAGATTTTTATAGATCAAGAGGAAGTGAAAAAAGTTATCAGTTATTATTTAGAGCACTATATAACGAAGACATTACAATTTATGATCCAGGTGATAGTATTCTTAGAGCTTCAGATGGTAGATGGATCCAAGAAAATAGTATTAGAGTTGGTGATCCAGTTGTAGGTAATACAGAATTATTATTAGGACAAAATATAACTGGAATTTCTTCAGGAGCTACGGCTAAAGTTGAAAGAATTACACAGACGTTTGAATCTGGATTTTTAGTTAAAGAAATGTTTCTTAGTAATATTGATGGAACATTTGAAGATTTAGAATTAGTCAGAAATACGGCGAACTCAGTAAATGCTACAATTTATAATGTTACAGGTCCTTTACTTAGTGTTGAAGTGATTAATAAAGGAGCTGGATATCAATTAGGAGATAGTTTAAATTTAACAAGTGATGTTAACTTAACTGATGCAGAAGGTATAGTAGCTGAAACTGATAACTTTAGTGCTATAAGAATAAATTTAGCAAACGGAGGGTCTGGTTATTTTGCAAATACTCCAATATCTGTAACACCTAATACATCATCAGGAGGTATAGGTGCTGGTGCATATGTTCAAACAATTAAGAATACAGAAGTGTTAAGGATTAACACAGAAAAAATAAATTCATTAAGAGATGTACCATTGAATGTTACAGGTGGAGTTTCTAATTCTACAACTAACACAGCCTTTGCAGCTTTAGGTGGAAATACTACGGCATTGAATGCTAACTTAGCACAAGCTAATTGTTTTAGTAGATTAGTTGATGCTTTAACTTTAGCTAATGTAACTGTTGGAACTATTAATTCAATATATCAAACTTCATTTGGTTATAATTATAATCCACTACCATCTGTTTCTGCATTTAATAGAGATGTTGCTAGTGAAGGAATATCTGATGGTGCTGGTGGTATCAAAGGTGAAAATGCAGTATTTACTGTTGAACATTTACCTGGTGGTGTTAAAACAGTTACAGTTGGATCTAACAAAGGTTCAGGTTTTAACAAGTATGAGACATTACAGTTACTTAATAATAGTAGAGTACCTACATCTAATGCAACTGGTACAGCAGAAATCACTGGTCTTAGATCATATGAAGGTAAGTACATAGATACAAAAGGTTTCTTATCATGGAATAACAGATTACAAGATAATTTCTTTTACCAAGTGTATAGTTATGTTATTAGATCTAACAATATGGTAAGACAATACAAACAATTTGTTGACGATTTAGTACATCCTGCTGGAACTAAATTATTTGGTGAAGTAAGTCAAAAAAGTATTATCACACAAGTCACAGCTGTAACAAGTAATGTTTCAACAACTTCAAGTATATCTGTTAATTTTGATAGTACTGCATTAACGTTTGATACAGCTAATACAACTTTTGATGTAATTTAATATAAATAGGATTAAGGAAAAAAGATGGCAAAACAATCGATAGGATTAGGCTCAAGTGCTAATGATGGAAGTGGTGACACGATTCGTGCAGGTGGTGATAAAGTCAATGATAATTTTACAGAAGTATATAACGCATTAGGTGATGGAACAACCATAGCTGCTAATACAGGAACACTGGTTTCAAATGCTTATGCAATAGCAACATATGCAGCTAATTCTGATATCAATACTAGACTAAATTTATATGCAAAAGTTGCTAATGTTGCTTCACTTGCTGCTTTAGCTAATACAAATAGTGCAATAGCAAAAAGAGCTGAAGTTGCCAATGTTGTTTCTTTAGCTGCATTAGCTAATAATAACACAAGATTAGCTTTAATAAACACAAATTTAATACAGACTAATAACGCTATAAGAACTTTAGTTTCTGATAGAGCTCAAGTATCTAATGCATATTCTATAGTTAATAGTGGTAAGAGTTATGATACAGTTCCAAATTATGGTGCAGCAGTAACATATGATATTTCTGCAAATGGATCTCAAGCATATCTTGTTTCTAACATGGGATTTGGTATTGGAGGTGCTGCTGGAAATAATCCTCAACTTACAGTTAGAAATGAAACAACTATTGCTTTTGATTTGAATGGTTTGAATGGAGGGCATCCTTTTCATATAAGAAGTGGCAGTTCAGGAACAAATTATTATTCTAATACGTTGATTCATGTTTCAAAAACAGGTACAATAAGTACAGGAGCAAGTGCATTGGGTAAAATGGAAGGTGTGTTATATTGGCAAATACCACATACAATATCTTCTTCTGCTAATAACTCATACACATATGTTTGTTCATCACATCCTTCAAACATGAAGGGTAACATTGTTATTAAAGATAGTGGCGCTATCTAAGGAGATTAAATGACTGCACATGTGACCAAAAGATTTGCTTATTACATTGCGGATCAAATATTTGAATCGGTAAGTGAAGCATCACCATCTAGACTTTATATGTTTGTTGGAAGACCTGGTCCTTATGCAAATGATTCAGTTGTAACAGCACCTGTTAGTGATACTCAAAACGACGACTATAATATTTACAAACAAATGTTAGCTGCTAAAAAACTAGCTGAAACTGATATTACATATGCATTGAAAAGATACAACTGGTCTAATAATGTATTGTATGCGGCATATGATAACGAAGATTCTAACTTGTATGCTAATACTTTTTATGTTTATACAACTGATAGAAACGTATATAAATGTTTATTTAATAATAAAAATGCAAACTCAACAGTTCAACCAACAGGTACTTCGACAGGAATAACAGAAACAGCTGATGGCTATCAGTGGAAGTATATGTATACAGTATCGGGTGCAGATGATGGTAAGTTTGTTACTGATCAATATATTCCAGTAAAAGTATTAACAGCTAATGATGGATCAGCTCAATTTTCAACTCAACAAGCATCTGTAAATGGTGCAATCAATATTGTAAAAGTAACAGCTGGAGGTAGAGGTTACTTTACTACTAATGGTCAGTTTGCTAGTGTATCAAATGGAGCTTCATTTTCTTTAGCTAACACGGCAAGTGCTAACGATTCAGTTTATGTAGGAAGTACAATTTATATTACTTCAGGTAAAGGTGCTGGATTGATTAGAGAAATAACTAGATATGCAGGAGTATCAAGAACTGTAACAGTAAATAATGCATTTACAACCGCTCCTAATACATCAAGTGGATATATTGTAAGTCCAAAAGTCACAGTAACTGGTGATGGAACAGGAACACTTGCTTACTCTAATGTAGTAGCTAGTAATGGAGCTGTTAATTATGTTAATATTATTAGTTCTGGAGTTAATTATTCTAACGCTACTGTAACTATTACAGCTAACTCTTCCCATGGTAATAGTGCAACTGCAAGAGCAATTATAAGTCCAAGAAATGGACATGGAAAGAATGCAAGAGAAGAATTAGGTGGAAGTTTTGTTATGCTTACTTCTGAATTTAGTGGAACAGAATCAGGTACACTTCCTTTAGAGAACAATATAAGAACTTTTGGTCTTATTAAGGATCCAATATTAGCTAATGGATCAGTTGCTAATACAATTAATTTTGATATGACAACAAGAATGACTCTTACTGGTGCAACTGGAGACTTTAATGCAGATGAATTAATAACTGGTGGTACAAGTGGTGCTACTGGTAATGTAGTTAGTTTTGCAAATAGTAATGCAGCTAACACGGCAGGCACGCTTAGAGTGATAAATATAACAGGAAGGTTCCAGAATAATGAACAAATAACTGGATCCACTTCTGGTAAGAAAGCTACTATTAAACCTTCGGCTAATAGTGACTTATTGTTTTATAACGGAGATGTTTTGTATATTGAAAATAGATCACCAATTACAAGAGCAAATGAACAAATTGAAAACTTTAAAATAATAATGGGATTTTAAATGGTAGGAATAAGTAACACACAATCATTAAGAACAAGTCTAAATGTAGATCCATACTACGACGATTTCAAAGAAGATAAGAATTTTTATAGACTTTTATTTAGACCAGGTTTAGCTGTACAAGCTAGAGAACTTACTCAAATGCAAACTTTATTACAAAACCAAATAGATAGGTTTGCAGAACATGTATTTAAAGAAGGTTCAGTAGTAAGAGGTGTTGAGGTAGCTTATGATGAAAGAGTTCCATTTATTAGAATTAGAGATAATAATGCAACTGGTGGAGTAGCTAATTTAAGTTTATTACTCAATACAGAAGTTACAGGTAATACCAGTGGTGTTAAAGCATTAGTCATTGATACAAAATTTGGTAGTGAAGCAAACACACCAGGTACAAAAACATTATATTTACAATATACAGATGGTGGTAACACAACAACACAAACTGCATTTACAAATGGTGAAGTTCTAACTTCAAATACAGGACAAACAGCAAGAGTATTAGCATCTGCTGCAGATGGTTTTGGTAGTAGAGTTACATTTGGTCAAGGTGTTATATTTGCAAAGGATCACTTTATAGCAGTTCCAGCTACTTCTTTAGTTGTTGGTGAATATAATTCAAACACAGCAAACTTTAGAGTAGGGTTTAAATTAACGGAAAGTATTACAACAAGTAATACAGATACAACATTATTAGATCCAGCACAAGGAGCATATAACTATACAGCTCCAGGTGCTAACAGATTGACTATAACTCCTTCATTAGTTAAATATTTAGATACTGAAACTGCATCAGACTTTGTTGAGTTAGTTAGATTTAAAAATGGTTATATGACAATGTTAGGCAACGAGCCAAGATATAATGAGCTTGGTGATGCAATGGCTGAAAGAACTCATGAGGAAAGTGGTAACTACAATATTACAGGTAACAAGATTACTCTTAAAGAGCATCTTAGACAAGGAAACAATCAAGGATTTTTAACATCAGCTGCTGGTGGTAATACAGAACAAGTAGCCATTGAAAAGACATCTGGAATTTCATATGTTGCAGGTTTTAGAAATGAAGACATAGTTAAAAAACATTTGGCACTTGATAAAGCTATAACACACAAACAAAGAGAAGATGTATTAGTTTCTGCAAACTATGGAAATTTTGTAAATGTTAGAGAACTAAGTGGTCCATGGGATGTAAGTGGTCATGATAGAGTAGAATTGTATGATAAAGTACAACATAGTGTATCTAATAATTCATTAGGTACTACTGGAAAAGAAGGAAATAAAATAGGTGAAGCTAGAATTAGAGGATTAGAACATTCTTCTGGAACCAGAGGTACACAAAATGCATTATACAAAATGTATCTTTATGATATAAAAATGACTGCAAATACATTTAATAATGTTAAAAGTTTTTATTATGATCCACCTGCAGGATCAGGAGCTGTAGCAAAAGCTGATGCAGTTCAAGTAAACTCAAATACTGTATTAACTGACACTGGTTTTAATAGAGGTGTCTTTGAATTACCATCCATGTTTATTAAAACAGTAAGAGATGCATCAGGTTCAGTAGATACTGAGTTTGATTTTTATAAGACATTTACAACAACTATTGGTACTGATGGTACTTTTTCAATATCTTCTGATACTGATGAAACATTTATTTTAGGAACCGGTGCTGCAAGTACAACTCAAAAACAATCTAATTTTCATGTTGTTTTAGATGCAGCAGCCAATACTGGTGGTCTTACTGGACAAGCATCAATAACTGGAACATCAAATACAATTAGTGGAACAGGTACAAGTTTTGATACAATGTTTGCCATTGGAGATAAAATTAGACTTTTTGGAAATGCTGTATTTACTGTAAATGAAATAACAAATGCAACAACTATCAAAACATTAGAAACTTCAGGTGGAACTATTTCTGCTAGAGGCTACGAGAAAGTATTTCCAGCTGGTACAGTTATTAATTTAAGTGGTAAAGGAGCAAACAATGGTTCTGGATCTGGAGCAGATAGAACTGCTACAGTAGCTTCTTCAACATCTGTTAACTTTGCACTTCAAGAAGATTTATTGTCTTCAGTAAATGCTAGAGTTACAACTAAACTTAGAAAACAAAATGGTAAAGAAAAATCAAAACTTTTAAGAACAAAAAGATTAGTAAAAATATTTGTTGGAAATAATGCATTAGCTAATACTGCTAGTGGATCAAGTAATTTTGAAGGTCCATATAACTTAGGCTTCTCTGATGTATTTAATATTAATTTTATTAGAAAAAGTTCATCAGCATTTACTTCTGCAACACAAGGTACTGATGTTACATCAGACTTTTTATTAGATTTTGGTCAAAGAGATAATTTTTATGATCATGGTAAGATTAAAAAAGCACCAGATTCTGCTTTACAAATATCAAACACAGATCATTTATTAGTAAGTTTAGATTATTTTGTACATGATAGTTCACAAGGAACTGGTTACTTTACTGTAGATAGTTATCCAATTAATGATGCTAATACTTCAAGTAATGTTGCAATTCACACAGCAGAGATTCCAGTATATACTTCACCAGTAACTGGAAGAGAATATGATTTAAGAGGTCATATAGATGTTCGTCCAAGAATTCAAGATTCAGCTACTGATACAACAGCTTTAGCTAGTGCCACTACAAATCCTTCAACAAGAACTACAATTGTTGAAACGTCTGGTGGCTTACATTATCCTGTTCCAGCTAGTAACTTTGATGTTGATTGTCAAATTTATCTTGGAAGAAGAGATATAGTAAAATTAGATGGTAATGGAGATTTAAGAGTTGATAAAGGTGTACCAAGAGAAAGACCTTTCTTTCCAAATACATTTAATCCAGACATGATGGTATTAGCTTACATAACTCAAAAACCATATCCATCACTACCTTTCCAATCTGCATTGAGTTTTAGAAGACCTGACTTAGCTACTGAAATACGAGAAGTTGCAACAAGAAGATATACAATGTCGGATATTGGTGTATTAGATGAAAGAATTAGAGTGTTAGAATATTATACCTCTTTATCTTTATTAGAATCAAAAGCTCGTCAGTTTGATGTTAAAGATGATACTGGTTTTGCTAGATTCAAAAATGGTTTCCTTGTAGATAATTTTGTAACACATGATGTTGGAGATGTTAGAAATGCAGATTACAATATAGGTATTGATCAAGATGCACATGAACTATCACCTAAAGTTGCAATGAAGAATATGGAGTTAAATTGGGCTTTTGCAAATAGTTCAGGAGTTACAGCTAGATCTAAGAACATAGTTGTCGGGATTGCTGGTGGTGTTGATGATTTTATTGAAGGAGAAACAGTATCTATTGGTTCTGCATCAGGAGTAATTCACAAAATTACAGGAACTTCAAATACAATAAATGGTGATAATTTTAATAATCCAAAATTATATATTAAAGATTGGAACGGAACTGTATCTATAGCTAACAATGTTTCTATAACTGGTGGAACATCAGGAGTTTCCAGAAGAACTATAGTAAGATATGGTAGTCTTGGTTTTTGGAGTAGACTATTTTTTTACAGATATAGAGGAGGTTGGTTGTATTCAAGACAACAAGCAGAAACACATGGAGTACCTCATAACCAACAAGGTGGTAACTTCCCTGGATTAGGATTAAGACCAATTGGACATTTACTAACATTACCTTATAGTGATGAGTTATTAATTAGTCAACCTTATGCATCTCAAGGTAGAAATGCTCAAGGTTTATCTCATAACTATGTTGGTACTATGACACTTAACCCAGATAGATTAATTTGGGCAGATCAAAATTTAGGTCCAGAAGTAAGAATTGATTTAGATAACGGAGCTATAGAAGCTATAAGACATATTGACTCAGAATTAAGAAGATTGTTTCCAAATAACAGATCTGGATATTCAAATGTTACAGATGTACAAGTATTATCTTCAACTAGAAGAATAAGTGGTAGAGCAATTACTGATACAGTTACTAGACAAATTGATACCACTGTTACAGACTTTAATTTTGGTGAAACACAAGAAAGTACATTTGATATGGTACAGGATGTTAGTATTCAGCCATTTATTAAAGCAGCTAGAATAGATGTTGCTGTACATGGATTAAAACCAAGAACTAAACACTTTGCATTTTTTGATGGTACAGATGTATCAGAATATATCTCTAAGATTGATCCTGATACACTACATGCAAATGGAGGTTTTTGTTTTGCAAATGTAACTTCAAGAGGAAGTCCACATTCAATGGTAACTTCTGCAAATGGAGATATGAACTTCTCATTCCATTTACCAGCTAATGATGAACTTAGATTTAGAACAGGTAGTAGAATACCATTAAGGGTTACTGATTCTTCTATAAATTCAAATGAGCTTGGTATAGTTAACTCTTCTGCAGAAGCAACATTACAAGCATCAGGTTTAACAGTTACTAAATCTGCTACTACATTAAGTACAAGATCAATAGGAGTTACTCAACAATCAAATAGAAGAATTGAAACAAGAACAAGAACATGGGTAGATCCATTAGCACAATCATTCTTTATTGAAAAAGATGTTATAGGTAATGATTTAATTACAGAAGAAATAACTTCACCAGGTGTATTTTTAACAAAAGCTGAAATATTTTTTGAGACTAAATCACCACAACATACAGTTGATGTTGAAATAAGGGTAATGGATCCATCAACTAATCAACCAACACAAGATGTAGTACCTCATAGTACAGTTACTTTAGATCCTTATGAAATCAATACAAGTAGTGATGGATCTATACCAACTTGTGTATATTTCGATACACCTATATTCTTAAAAACTAATTATAGTTATTGTTTAGTTGTAAGACCTGAACCTAGAAACTTAGAATGTAAAGTTTGGACTGCAAGACTTGGTGAGTTAGATATTAAATCAGAATCTAGAATTACAACTCAACCTCACAATGGTATTCTTTTTGTATCTGCAAATGAATTAACATGGAGACAGCAACAAGAAGAAGATTTAAAAATGAATCTATATGTTGCAGATTTTGGAACTAATCAAAGTGGTACCGCTGTTCTTAAAAACAAAGATGTTGAGTATTTCAAAGTATCAAATACAACTTCAAGATTTATTGATTTACAAGATGCATGTTATGGTGAAACAGTTGTAACTTATGGTACACTTGCTAATACAAAATTACTTGTAGATCCAGCAAGAAACTTCTTTGCTAATGTTGAAGTAGATTCTAATAGAAATATAGGTAACTTTAGATATAATCCATTAAATAACCTAGCTGATGTAACAGATTCATTAACTATTAGAGAAACTGGTAAAGTAAGATCAGTAAATACTTCTTCTAAAACTATATCTATTCAATTAGATAGTATAGATGTAGTTCCACCAAGACCTCCATTTGCTAGAATGGGTTCTGGTAAATTCTTAAGATTTAGAAGTGGTAACTCATTAACTGGAACTATTATAGGTAACACAAGTACAGTTAACACGAATTCATTCACAACACCTATTGGTACTGTTTATAACTTAGATGAGTTTACAAGTGCTAATAGTAGAATTCTAGTATTGAATAATAGTACTGGTAACTTTAGAGCAAATACTTTCTTTATCTCAACTAATGGAAATATCAAAGGTCATATTGATGAGATTCAAGTTGTTCCAAGTGATATTCAATTCTTACAAAGTACTCAAATGGATCTTCCAGGTTGTTCAATTTCAGCTACTGGTAAGATGGGTACTACAGAAACAACATTAGATTCTACATTCTCAGATTTTGAAGTAAACGAATTAACAAGATTAGGAGATAGAAAGTTTGTCTTCAGTAGATCAAGAGAAGTTTCCAATTTAGGTAGTAAAAAATCAGTTGAGATTAGATACAATATGTCTAATAGTACAGATAAGAGAATGAGCCCAGCTATAGATTTACAACTAGGTAATTTCTGTGCAATGGAAAATATTATTAATAATGATGATGCTGGTGAAACACAAATCCAGGGTGGAGGAGCTGATGCAAGATATATTACTAAAACAGTTGAATTAAATGAAGGTCAAGATGCAGAAGATCTAAGAGTAATATTTGATGCTTATAAACCTGAAACAGCTAATATTAATGTATACTATAAAATATTGCATGCAGATGATGAAGATTCATTATCTTTAGATGTTAGTTATGCTCAGATGGCACAGAATACAGTATCAACTGTTTACAGTAGTTCTGAGAATCAAAACGATTTCAGAGAGTATCAGTATACACCACTTGAAGGTGTAATGACTGGAATTAACAGTTCTATTCAATATACAAATTCTAGTGGAGTAACATTTACTGGATTTAAAAAGTTTAAAATTAAAATAGTATTGCTTACAACGGATCCAAGTAATCCACCAAGAATTAGAGATTTAAGGGTTCTTGCTCTACAAAGGTAAAAGATGGAAACAAATAAACTACGTAAAGTTAA